ACTACAGAAAATATTCAAATCAGAATTTGAACAAATCGTAGAAAAGTACAATAAATTAGTTGATGAAGTAAACCTAAACGATGTGATATACAACTCAACATATTCCTTTGAACCTGTTGTTGGTAACATATATCATTTATACTATGGAAATAACAAAGAAAAGTTCTTATCTTTAATTTCACCAAACGAATGGGATAAAGAACACATAGTATCAGTAAAACTTAATTCAGATTTAAAATGGGTTTCAATAAACGATTTATAACGAAAGAAATAATTGAAATTACTGAGGACAATTATATGGAAAACTTGTTCAACTCAGACGCACTAATTTTTGGTGATGACTGGTCACATGAGTTCTACAAAATGTTCACAGACAAAAAACCAATAAATGAAATAAAAGAAAATCTTAAACATTATGAAAACAATTAAGAGAAATAGTGAGATAAAGAGAGTCTCAGATAAAGAGGCTATGCACCTTGTTAAGTTCGGATGGGAATACTGCCCTAAAAACCTTTGGAAAGAAGGTAAAAATAAAAAACCTGTTAATGATTTAAATACTGAAACTGACGCTATGTCAGATAAGAAAAAGAGAAAGTTGAGGAAGGAAAATAAAAGAAAAAAATACGAAACTAAATAATATGAGTATTTTTAAAAATATAAAATTAAAAAGACTAAATAAAAAAAGGGATAAATTATTTGAATTATCTTATAAGTACGGAAGTATTGATAGAAAAAAGTCTGATGAATATTATAGTCAGGCAATTTTAATTGAAGAAGAAATAAAAAATTTATTAGAAAAATGAAAGAACATGTGAATCATCCTTCTCACTACGGAGGTGAAGACAATCCTTATGAGGTTGTTAAAGTCGCTGAAGCATGGGGAATTGATAAAGATGCGTACCTATTTAATGTTTTAAAATACATTGGACGTAGTGGAAAAAAAGATGACAACCCACCTTTACAAGACTTAGAAAAGGCTTTATGGTACTTAAATAGAAGAATAGAAAATATAAAACATGAACACAAAAACAAACACGATTTATACCTCAGACTCTATCGAGAAGATGGAGAAGATGGAGGAAGGGACGATTGATTTAATTGTTACATCTCCACCATATGGTGTTGGAATCGAATACGATAGTTGGGATGATGATAAATACTTTGAAGAGTATAAGGTATTTGCGAAAGAATGGATGTCACAAGCATATCGTGTATTGAAAGATGACGGTAGAATTGCTATTAATATTCCATACGAAATTAATCGTCAGGATAAAGGTGGTAGAATATATTTTTCCGCTGAGATGTGGATGATTATGAAAGAAATTGGATTTGGTTTCTTTGGTATTGTAGACCTTGAAGAGAGTTCACCACACAGAAGTAAGACAACTGCTTGGGGAAGTTGGATGAGTCCGTCTTCACCATATATTTATAATCCTAAGGAGTGTGTAATATTAGCCTATAAAAAGTTACATAAAAAGAAAGTGAAAGGAACACCACAATGGAAAGGGGAGTACCAAATGGTGGAAGACACTAAAAAAGGTGGGATGAGAAAGAAACTTGTTTACGAAGATAAAGACAAGAAAGATTTTATGTCATTAGTTTTTGGACAGTGGAATTACTTTGCCGACACCAAACAAAAAACAAAGGCAACATTCTCTTTAGATATACCGTACAGAGCGATTAAAATACTTTCTTATAAAGAAGACATAATACTCGACCCATTCAATGGGTCAGGTACAACTTGTTTAGCTGCCGAAATGTTAGGTAGAAAATGGATAGGAATTGATATCTCAAAAAACTATTGTGAAGTTGCTAAACAAAGAATTAAAGATTATCAGTTGGAACAACAACAACTTAAAATACAGGTTGATGAATTAACAAATTAAAAAAAATGGTTTATTACGAAACTACCGAGCAATTAATGACCCTTGCGAAGGAAAGAGGAATGAAAACCACCAAAGAAGGTTTATTATATTTTAATACAGGTAAATTTACGGGTAGGTCACCTAAAGACAGATATTTTTCTGAAGGGGAATATGCCAATAAAACAATCGACTTTGAAAGAGTTATAAATAAAAAAGTAAAAAGAGAAAGTTACACTTTACTCAAAGATGAGTTAAAAGAGTATCTTGAGAATGAAAAGACATTTAGAAGTAGAAAAGTTGTCGGATATAATTACGAACATAGTGCTTCATTTAATATTACATCTACAGAACCGTGGGCTATAATATTCTTCAATAATATGTTGATAGACCCATCGTCTTTCGTAACAACCTTTTCGAGGACATTTACTGAATGGGAAATACTTCATTGTCCTAATTTTGTTAGTAAAAAAAAACCTGAGGATATTAAAAATGAAAACTTTGTCATTATAGATTTTGACGATAGAAAAATTTTAATAGCTGGAACGAGTTATACAGGGGAAATAAAGAAAAGTGTTTTCACCGTTATGAATACTCTGTTAATAGATAGAGGAGTTTTACCGATGCATTGTTCGGCTAACGCCAATACAAAAGATGGTAGAGGAGTTAATTTATTTTTCGGTCTTTCGGGAACAGGTAAAACCACATTATCATCTGACCCGTTAAAATTCTTCATTGGTGATGATGAGCATGGATGGTATGATAATTATATATTTAATTTTGAAGGTGGATGTTATGCTAAATTAATTGATTTAGATGAATATAAAGAACCGATAATATGGGACGCTATTCATAGTAAATTTACCAGACAAAACACATCATTATTAGAAAATATAGTAGTCGATGAAAAAGGTAACCCTGATTTTACAGACAGTACAATAACAGAAAATATTAGAGTATCATATCATCCATGCCAAATTACAAGAGATGTTAAAGTAACTATGACAGGTCGAGGTATAGAAGTTGAAAATATATTCTTTTTATCTTTTGATGCTTTCGGTGTGTTACCACCTATTTCTTTATTAAGTACAGAGCAGGCTGTAAAGTATTTCGAGTTAGGATATACATCTAAGGTTGCGGGTACCGAAGTTGGTATAGATGAACCAACCACGACCTTTTCACCATGTTTTGGTGACCCGTTCCTACCAAGAAAGATATCTGACTATAGTAATATGTTTAAAGATAAGTTAGAGAATAACCCAAACGTAAAAGTGTGGTTAGTGAACACAGGTTTTGATAAACATTACAATAGATTTTCACTATCACAAACTCGCGGAGTTATTAATGGAGTTATAGATAGAGAATATGAAGAAGAGTATATAGAATACCATGAACTTAAAATACCAAAACGTATTGGAGAGTATGATATGAATGAAGTATTCGAAAAACCTAATGACGAAAGACAAGATAAATTTTTTACCATGATAAAAAACTCCTTACTATAAGGGGTTTTTTTCTTTCTGAAGTATTTATATTAAAAGTATATTACCATGAGACAATTTAGAATTGATGACTCTGAAAAAGATAGGATATTAAATCTTCATGAGAACGCAACCAAAAGACAATACTTGAGTGAACAAACTCCTGAAGTTAATATTAATAAGGCTATTCAGTGTTTTTTAAATAAAAAAGGAGTTAAGGATAATGACGGTAATGAATTAGTTGTTGACGGTTCAATAGGAACATTAGATAATGGTTCTAAATCGGCACAGGCAATAAGTAAATATCAATCAGAAGTTGGTGTTAAACCCGATGGTGTTTGGGGTTATAACACAGCCCAAAATATGAGTGAAGATGATAAAGATATAATGAAAGATTGTCGTTCAGAACATGGAGACTTATTAGATAAATTTTTACACCTAATAGGATTAGACTAATGAAAAAGATACTAAACGAAACAGGACTAAGAAATATAAAAGACTTAGCCAACAGATATAAAAAAGCCAAGATTTATTTTCACCAAGATTTAGATGGTGTAACTACCGCATTAGCTATGAAAAACTATTTGGAAAATAATGGTATTAAGGTAGTTGACTCTGAAATTATTCAGTACGGCGATAAAGAGTTCGCGGTTAAGAAACAAGATGCACAAGGAGATACAATGCCGGTGTTGGTTGACTTCGCCCATGGTAAACCCATGTTT